TTGCTCAGGTCACGGCGGGCCTTCGTGTAGGGAGAGTGTTCGCGGGCGAACTCGGACGGATGCCACGCCGCCCCGCGTGCTTCCTTAACGTGCCAAGGGTCGGTCTTGAAAGTGTGTGCCATGATAATTAACCTTTCGGTTTGTTGTTGGTTTGTGCGCTTGTTGCGCATCGTTCCCTAGGGTGGAATTGAACCACCATGAAACTTGCCACTAAGCTAGGGAAGTTGAAGACTATTAGTCTTCGTATGTGTACGAAGTGACCTCACGCGGGCCTGTGTAGTAGCTGAAATGGTAAACGCGCCGTTCACTTCCATCGGGACTAGGGACAGTCACACTCACGGGCAGATAGCCATATGAAGTGTAGGCATATCCACGTCGCTCACCCGGAAACTTTGCACTGAAGAAAAATGCTAGGTTGTGTGGCTTGAAGTCTTCTTCAGTAACATCGTGTCGGACTTTCGACCAGCGCCCGCTAGGGGTGCGGTATTCAATCCAACGGGTAACGGTTGCGTGGGTTGTGTCTCGCATTTTGAGTGTCTTTCTGTGTGTGCTGTTACTTCAAGTGCTTAGCGAACTGATTAAGCGCTTCAAGTAGGTTATGTGCCTCTCTGTACTCAGACGGCGATAGGCCAAGACGGCCTGTTTCCACTGCGACAGTGAGTTTAATCGCAAAGTTAAGCGCGCTGTCGAATGTTTCTTTGCGCTTAGCTTCAACTGCCCTAGCGCGTTCAATTTCGCCTAGCGCTGTTCGCAGGGCAATTTCGCGTCCTTCTACCGCGCCGATCATTTCGGCATCGCCTTGGTTGAGAATTGCGTCTGTCTCAATTTCTGCGAGACGCTTAAGCGTGTCATAGTCACATGCAAACGAATGGATCATTTTAACCCCTTGGTTGTGTGTGTGTGTGTGTGTGTGCGATCACAAAATTTGGTGAGCCGGTTAGGAATTGAACCTAACCACCGTGTGTTTGCGCGGCACATTCTAGTGGCCCTTGAAGTACGCGATACGGTAAGCGGCTACTAAGTGCATCAGCGTCTGACCGGCGCGGGCATAAGCAATGCCGTCAACATCACTGTTAGGGCTTGCACCCTAACCCCGCGTTTAATGTAGTTCACAAAGACCATTCGGGTCAAGGCTAATAGGCTTAATCGCGCTTATTAGTGTTCGCGCTTTAGGCTGTTTCCCTTGCCGATAAATAAAGATTAGCAAGGCGCTAGGTATCTGTCAACTTGATAATGTGTGCTGTGCGTCACATTGTTTAAGGGTTGGCGTTAGCGGGTAGGGAATAAGGAACCGCGCGCGTAGTAGCACCCTGGTTGTGAGTTGTCAATAGCTAGGTTATGTGTTGTGTGCGACAGTGCTTGTGTCGTTTGTGCACAAGGTGAGGGCGGTGACCCTGGCAGTTTATACCCTGTAGTGAGTAAATGTCAATAGCCTTAGCATGTGTCGTTGGTCATATTGTGGGGCGTGTCGTTGGTTAGGGGCGGGGGTGTAAAGACACGCGACAGCCGCCGGCCTTGTGTTGTGTCGTTACTAGACATCTCACAGTGTGGATACTTTTTGTGTTTGGGTTGCATGTTGTTGGTTGGTGTGCTACACACGTGCGCATGTGCGAGCATGGGACGGGTTGGTAGGTGGGTGTAGGTGGTTAGCATCGTGTTTAAGGGGTCTAGAGAGCGTTTTAAGGGCATTAGAGGGGTGTAGGGGTATGTGGGTAGCCTTGAGGGGGTGCTAGGGCCTTAGAAGTGGGTTTTAGGAAATGACAGGACAATTTAAGAAGGTAAGGGAAGGTAAAGAAGGTAAAGGGAAGGTAAAAAGAGTAAAGGAAGGTAAAGGAAGGTAAAGAGAAGGTAAAAAGCAAAGGACGAAAGGTAAAGCCGAGGTAAAGAACGGAAAGAGAAGGCAAAGGAAAGTAAAGAGATAGTAAAGGAAACAGGGAAAAAGGGGGAAAAGTAAAGGGAAGGTAAAGACTAACACGTGTTAGGTAAAGGAATAGTAAAATAAGGTCGCGCGTATTTAACTTTATTAATATATAAATAATAATGATAATATAATAATAAAATAATATAGTATAGATATAGATAGTTACTAATAATGTTTATTTATCCTAGATATTACACGTTAATAAATTAGTTATTGTGTGTAAATAATATTCTTAGTGTGTAGAAAAAATAGGGGACTACGCGAGGCGAGTTAGGGGCGGTGAGTATGATGCTAGTTCGTTGCAGTTGATGCTAGTTCGTTGCAATTGATGAGGGGGTAACGAGGTAAGGCAAGGGTAAGCTAGGTTAGGTGAGGGGTAGTTAAGTTAGGTAAGCCTAAGTTAGGGGGAGGGTAGTTAGGTTAGGTATACCTAAGTTTTGTTAGGGGGTTTGGGTCCGTGGTTGGTATGTGTTGGGCGTGATGCGGGTCACGTTTTGGGTCTGGGTTGGGTCCGAGGATAGGGACCGGGGATAGGGCCGGTTGGCAGGGTAGGGAGCGGGGAGGGTGCTTGACAGGTGGGTAAAACGAGGGCAAAAATAAGCAACTAAAAAATCAAATGCTTAGTAAGTGTAAAGAAGGGGTGGGGTGTCATACCTCTTCGTGTATTTTCTGCATACCCGTTTGTGCATATTCTCCACATACCCCTTCGTGTATTCCCCGCCTATTGGCACATACCCCTTAGTGGGTTAAATCACACGCCACCCTCTTGACTTCTACCATCCCACCCTTCTATACTTAAACCATCAACGAAAGGAGAAAACAACATGGACAACAACATTCAGAAGATGATCGACGGTGCTGTTGAAGAGTTCCAACAGAAGATTGAGGAAATCTTGAAGCCACTGTCGGACACGGAGTTCCGATGTGTCGATAGCAACGGCAAGATTGTTGTTATGGATGCCCTCTCTATCAGACCGGGCACCACAATCCTCATCGGTGATTGGGAGGTTTTTCGCACCACTATTGCGCCTGAGCAAAACCCTTGGGTGGACTACACAGGTAAAACCTACACGTGTGTCGAGTTCGTTAAGATGCTGCGAAACCAACCACACACGCCGAGGATTGTGCATAAGGGGCTGTGACATGCTGCTTGGAATTATTTACTGTTTCTTTGCTCTACTGTGGGCTGGTATGGTATTTCTGCTCGGCTACTGCTGTTATGACTGCCGAGACATTATCAGTAGGCCCGTGTTGTTCTTTCTGGGACTCGCTATCTTCTGCGCGCTGATTGAGTTCATCTTGCTCACGGGTATTGGTGTCGCAATGATCGCGGGGTACCACTAATGTGGGCTCTACGTAATCTGAGCAGCGGTGCCTGCATCCGTGTCGAACGACTACACAAGTCATTTTTCCTCGTTCTGGGTGAGCTAACCTACTATTGGTTAGACAACAAGGGCAACTACTACAGCGAAGACACTATGGAGCAGCTGTGTCGTACTTACCCGTTTGAGGTCATCGACCAAGGCCATAGGGTTTTCAACTAAAAACATCACAAGGAAGGAAACGAAAAATGCAGACGATTGAAGAAACACTGGCGAAGTACACCAAGGAGCACATTAAGCTAGAAGTTGTAACCAACGCGGTTTTTGCTGCAAGGTTGGGTATGCGTGCTGTTCTGTACGACAATGAAGAACCTTTTAAGCTGTACAACTTTGGTGGCAAGCACACGGATACCATGATCAAGACCCCTGATGACCTGCGGGACATGACCGCTGGCTCGATTATCGTGATCACCGGAGTTGAATGGATGCTGCGGAACGACGGTTGGGTGAGTGGCTACGGAGGAGACCGCACTCATGATGAGATGTTCGTGAGTATGTTGCGTCATCGTGACCACGTGTTCTTGCTGCATAAGGGTTACTAATGGCTCAGCTAATAAGACGCGGGTTTGATTTATCGCCCGAAGGCATTGCGAGGCTGTGCTTTGATTTGTCTGTGCCTGCCCGTCTTGCTGTTCTCAATGAGCTGGACTTGGCTTGGAACGAGACGGAGCCTTTCGAGGTAGAGGTTGAAATACCACTTGATTGGCACCCCCATACCCATGTTCTAACCGTAGCGGTTGACCCCACTACTCAACAAGTTACTATTGAAAGGAGAATTGGTAATGAGCGTTTTGCATCTTGTCCTGACTGTCGTGTGGCTGTTTGTTAGCGTCGCTTTCGCATTGCTTGCACGGTTCAAGCATAAGTTGGATATGGGCTTTAGAATCTGGCCCGATGTACTGGCCTCCGTTAGCGCCGGTGTTGTCGCAATTTGCTACATCGTGCAAATTGCATTGGAGGTAGCAGCATAATGTTTACTATTACGCAAATTGTTATCGTTTGTGCGTGGTTCGCTATGTGGGCTGTTAACTCGAAGATGTTTCGTAATGGGCCGAAGCGGGACCAAAACCACATGATTAACGCTGTGTTGGACACTGGCTGTGTCGTTCTTCTTATTAGCCTTCTTGTGAGGTTTGTAGAATCATGAGGCACCCTATTGAATTGGCAGCGTGGTTCTTCCGTAGAGGCGAGTTTGTCCTTGGCAATGATGTGCTGAAGGATGAGTACGGTGTCGAGTACAACCGTCCAGGCCAGGCAGAGTACTTAGCAATCTACAGAGACAATCCGGGTGCGCGGGCTATCAACGAGTCATTGAAATATGTTGCGGAGATGTACGGTTGCCTGACGTGCCTAACATCTGATGCATACATAGG